ATTCGTATAAACATTAATCAGCTGATAGAGAAGAGGATCCCTTGTTGTGATCTTCTTCATCCTGATCATTGTTTAACTGAAAAGCAAGTGGCAGAGATAGCTCATGATATCAGAATGGATATTGACCTACATCCCATCTACAAGCAAGTGGATAGAAAGATCATGGCATATGTAGAGGCAGCTGGTATTGATAATAAAGAGCATTGGGTTGAAGAGAAACTACTTGATCTTCCTGATGAGGAAGGTATATCTTTTGATTAAGGAATTGTAAAGAGGACATTATGGCGATATATAAGAATAACAGGATCGTAATTGATCTCACTGAGTTAGTTGAATGTCGGGCGCAAGTCACTGGGCAGGAACTCTCTGAGTATGAAGTTGAACAGATAGCGAGTGCATTACAGCATACACTGACATGGGATAGTTTATTCTTTATGGTAGACAGTGCAATACTTGATTTTGTCGGTATGAACCCCATTGAGTATGGCAGTACTATGAATGAGAGTTGGTTATTGGAGATCGAGCGTAACAAGAAGAAGTTCAAAATGGTAGAATTAAAAGGAGGAGCATGGACTATTCAAGTACCACAGCGGATAAAGGAGTAAAGTCTTATCACATATATTATGATGATAAGTGTTTGTTTAAGAACTTAACTGAGGAAGAGTTCGATTTGATATGGGCGAAAATCTATCGTTCGTATCATACAGATAGTTTGTCGTACTCTTCCTGTATTGGGGACGAGTGTAAGTTGGAGGAGCAGAGTTATTAGTCATCCACTTGATCATCTAGAGAATTTTACGAATGACTGGGTAGCACATCTACAGGAGAATGATCCTGTCAATCCTGAGTATGATGGACCTCGATGTCCCTTTGCAAAGAAGGCAAGTCTCAGGTTTAGAAAGGTATATGACTATTTCTCTGCATATGACTTCTGGGAAGTGGTGGCAGAGGAAGTGGAGAAGTATGATGGCAGTACTGATGTAGTGATTGTTGCTGCACATAGTAATGCAAATCATATCGACCCAGAGAGTATGGGCGGCGGCGTTGATGCTCTGAATACTTTCTTAAACTGTGGGGGACGAGATATATGGTTACTTACGAAAGTTGATCAGTTATTTACCATTATCATGATTCAAAAAATAACCGCGTTGGACGACTCTGCCAAACTCTTAGAGAGTAAGGGATATTATACGAATCGATATAGTGACAAACAAATGGAGAAGGTAGTGACTGGCCGTAGAAAGTATCGGAAGAAGTTAGAATGTATAGATAGTGACAAATGAAACTAGAAGAAACAATGCAGCTCGAACTCGACGCTGGACAACTCGAACTCATCTACGAATCAATTCAGTTTAGATTAGAGAACGATAATCACCTCATGTATCATCCTGACATTCGCAAGGACTTAGAAGATATGCTTGCAGAATGGGAAGATGAGTACATATAACGTTTACATTGGCGATAGTCTCGTAATGGAGAAAATACCAGACTATGACGTAAAACATAAACTTGAGTATCTCAGAGAATACTTTAAACACTATCCTGACGATGAACTCCGTAACGAGGAGATAAAGGTGATTAAAAATGAAAAGCAAGAAGATTAATCCGCCTAACTACGGCTTTCTGGATGTGACATTGGAGAAGAGTCACACAGATTTCCTACACTCTCTCATTGAGAAGTATGAGCCAAAGAAATCACATCAACAGTGGATGTTAATAGATGATAACAATCGATTTCAAAAAGAAGTATTAAACGAAGCGGTCAGAGAATATATCAAAGAGTGGGGATTCCCAGAGAAACTCAAGACAACTCATATACATGAACTTACCTTTCAGAAGTTCTGGGTCAATCGAACTGGTAAGGGAGAATACCAAGCTTTACATAATCATGATGCAGTATTCTCTTTTGTAGCATGGTTGAAGATACCATCCAATGCACAGGAAGAACAACATACTCCACATACTATGCACCCAGAAGCAGGGGACTTCATACTGACCTATACTGATATTGTAGGTAGAACTCGTAAGGTCAACTGGAAATTAGAAAAGCAATACAACGAAGGACATCTCATATTATTCCCAAGTGACTGCTATCATGCGGTTTACCCCCATTGGTTAACTGATGAAAAGAGAATCTCCGTAGCTGGTGACATCACAATCAACAGTATGGTTTACGGCGGAATCTATGATCAGCAAATGCCTCTAGGTCCCTGTAATAGTCAGGAGTTTCTCTAATTTGTTGACTATATAATATAACACTGGACAGATTGAGTGAAAGGTGTTATACTTACAATGTAATTACAAAATGTTATGGCAAAAGGGTTTACAGTAAAAGCTAATGCTCCGAAGGCGAAGAAAGTCGAAGACGACTTTAATCTAGAGGAAGCAAAAGCATTAGCAAAAGGTAAAGCAATAGTTTTCTGTCTGCCAGGAAGAGGAGTATCATATATCTTCCTTAAAGCTTTCGTTCAACTGTGCTTTGACCTAGTTCAAAACGGATCTTCGATACAGATCTCACAGGACTACAGTTCAATGGTTAACTTCGCAAGGTGTAAGTGCCTAGGTGCGAACGTTCTCAGAGGACCAGATCAGATTCCTTGGGATGGAAAACTCAAGTATGACTATCAGTTATGGATTGACTCCGATATCGTATTTGATACAGAGAAGTTCTACAGACTTGTATGGATGCAGAAAGATATCGCTGGCGGTTGGTATTGTACAGAAGATGGTAAGACTACATCTGTTGCACACTGGTTAGAAGAAGAAGACTTTGCAAAGAATGGCGGAGTCATGAATCATGAAACAATTGAATCTATATCTCGCAGACGCAAACCATTCACAGTTGACTACACTGGTTTCGGTTGGTTACTTATCAAGCACGGAGTCTTTGAGCATAAAGAGATGAAGTATCCTTGGTTTGCTCCTAAGATGCAAGTCTTTGATTCAGGCGAGGTACAAGATATGTGTGGAGAGGATGTTTCATTCTGTCTCGATGCAAAAGAAGCGGGTATGGAGATCTGGATAGATCCTAAGATCCGTGTTGGTCACGAAAAAACAAGGGTAATTTAAAATGAGTTCATTAGAAGCTTACGGCTCAGTTTGTCAAGTGTGGAAAGTTGAAGAACTTACCACACAGGGTTGGGCAGTACAAGATCCTAAGAGAGATGTGGGTCTAAATGAGAGCAATGCAAAAATGAGATTGGAATTTTACCTTGGTGAAGGTGTCTCCAAAGAAAGATTAAGAGCTGTTCCAGATAAATAAAAGAAAAACGGTTAAAAATGGCAGACTCAAATCCTAAATTGGCACCCCATAACGTCGAAAGTCAGGGATTCGCTGGTGGAAGTATAGTTGGACAGTATGATGTGAGTGCTCAAGCAAGAAAAAAAGCTGCGGCAAACTCTAATACTGGTCAATCTCCACTCGCTGCTGGTTAAAAAACAATCAAATTTCTTTAAATTCCTTTTGGTCTTTGATCAAAAGGTCTTTTTTTGTGTCTAAATAGAATTTGAATAGCATATTTACTGATGAGATTGGAAGATTGGGATAAATCTTACGAAGATTTTTACATTAACCCTAAAAAAGAAGAGAATGTACTGCGTGAAGTTGTTGGTGATGATGCTAATGACGAAAAAAGGAAGCAAAACTTAAACGAATCTAAGGAATAATGCCTAGTATTGACGACAATTTAAGAACGAGCTTGGATTTTAGAGATATTAGCCTCTCTTTTGCTAAGCATCCCATTACAGATGACATTGGAGTCTTCTATAATGAGGACGCAATCAAGCGTTCTGTACAGAATCTCGTCAGAACACGAATAGGAGAACGTTTTTACAACCCACTTTTGGGTAGTAAGATAGAAGATTTCATGTTTGAACAAGCAACTCAAGACATTGCCTTGGATTTAGAGGATGAAATTTTAATTTTACTTGAAAACTACGAACCTAGAGTCACAAATATCGTGACAAGAGTGGTTTATCCGCAAGATACTACAATATTAAACGTAACAATAGCCTACGATATAGTCGGAATTACAGCTCCAAGACAACAAGTAGACTTTATCCTACAATCAACTAGAGTATAATGTCATTTAACCAGTTTACAAACCTAGACTTTGCTGATCTTAGAGCTCAAATCAAAGATTACCTCAGAGTAAACAGTGATTTTGCTGATTTTGACTTTGAAGGATCGAACTTTTCAACTCTAATTGATCTTTTAGCGTACAATACTTACATTACTGCCTATAATACTAACATGGCAGTCAATGAGTGCTTCCTCGACAGTGCGACTTTGCGTGAAAACGTGGTTGCACTTGCTAGAAACATTGGTTATGTACCAAGATCAAGTAGATCTGCAATGGCAACTATCAACTTTAGTGTTGATATGTACAGTAATGACACTAGAATCGTAACTTTGAAGGCTGGACAAGTTGCATTGGGTAATCAAGTCAACGGATCTTACATTTTTTCAATTCCAGACGACTTTGTTGCTACAACAAACGAAAATAATATCGCACTTTTTGAAAATTTGAACATTTATGAAGGCGTTTACCTTCAAAAAACTTTTCAGATTGATTATTCACAACCAAATCAGCGTTTTATCCTTCCAAATGCTAATGTTGACACAACTTCTATTCGTGTTACAGTCGAATCTACGACAAAAGAGATTTATACGCTATATGATAACATTTTAAGAGTTGATGCTACGTCAAAACTCTTCTTAATTCAAGAAATTGAAGATGAACAATACGAAATTTTATTTGGAGACGGAATTTTAGGTAAAAAACCGCCTGCTGGAGCAATCGTCACGGTTTCTTACATCGTAACGAACGGAAGACTTGGAAATGATGCTAAAAATTTCTCATTTGTTGGAATTTTAGAAGATGATCAAGGATTATCTGTCACAACTGGTATCTCACTTATATCAACTACCAATAAAGCTTCAATGGGAGACGATATTGAGGCAACAAGTTCAATTAAATATCTGGCACCTCGCATATACTCATCACAATACCGTGCAGTAACGGCAAGTGACTATTCTGGTATCATTCCATTCGTATATCCTAACGTCGAGTCTGTGACCGCCTACGGTGGGGAGGAGTTAGATCCACCTGAGTATGGAAAAGTGTTCATTTCCATCAAACCTCGAAATGGTTCGTTCCTTTCACAGATCACAAAAGATGATATCTCTAGACAACTGAAACAATATTCAATTGCTGGTATCAAACCCGAAATTATTGATCTTAAGTATCTTTATGTTGAAGTCGATACTTCTGTTTACTATAACACTAACTCCGTCAGTGATGCAACAGAATTAATTACATCAGTAACCAAGGCTTTGACTGCATATTCAAAATCATCTGACATTAATGACTTTGGTGGCAGATTCAAATACTCTAAAGTGGTTGGATTGATTGATGACTCTGGAAGAGGTGTAACTTCTAACATTACTAGAGTTAAGATGAGAAGAGATCTTACGCCTGAACTCAATACATTCGCAACTTATGAACTTTGCTACGGAAATGCCTTTTATGACCAACCAAACGGATATGGCATACGTTCTACAGGATTTACCGTTAGTGGTATAGACGGAACTTTATATCTTGGTGATATTCCTACGGCTGGAACTGCATTTGGTAAACTTGTGTTCTTTAAACTTGTAAACAACCTTCCTCTTATCGTCAAGAACGATGCTGGGACTGTAGATTACGTTCATGGCGAGATCAATTTAGATGTGGTAAATATAACAGGGTCTACATTGGCAAATGGATTGATTCAAGTTGAAGCAATACCTGATTCTAATGATGTTATCGCCCTCAAAGATCTGTACTTACAATTAGACGTTACCAACAGTACAGTAAATGCACTTCCTGATGTTGTATCCTCTGGTGAGAATACATCTGCTACATCATACGTCACAACATCTAGTTACGCTAGCGAAACAATCTACACAAGGTAAATGGCAGAAATAAAAAGAGTAAAAATCTCTCATGTCATAAAATCGCAGATTCCAGAATTTTTAAATCAGGAGTCTCCTAAGTTTGCGAGCTTTTTAAAACAATATTACGCTTCACAAGAACATAAGTCTGGTGTAATTGACCTAGCGAACAATCTTCCTGAGTATAGACAGATAAGTGCGTTCAATAGTGAAAGTTTAATAGCATCAACCACTCTTACTGCTCCTATTTTTGCTGCATCAACCACAATCAACGTAACTTCAACTACTGGTTGGCCAGATACATACGGTTTACTTAAGATTGGCGAAGAGATAATAACATATACTGGTAAAACTTCTACATCCTTTACTGGATGTGCAAGAGGATTCAGTGGTATCGATCAGATATCACAAGAGGACAATGCTGAGTTCCTAAACTTCCTACAAAGTTCTGCATCTGCACATAATACTGGTGCAACAGTTACTAATTTAAGTAATCTGTTCCTACAAGAATTTTTTACAAAGTTTAAAACAGAGTTTCTGCCTGGATTTGAAAATAGAAACTTCGTAAGTGGAACATCTGTAACAAACGTTCTAACTAGGGCAAAAGACTTCTACATGTCGAAGGGAACTGACTCTTCATATCAGATTCTTTTCAAACTTTTGTATGGTGAAGATATTGAACTGCTCAAACCAATTGATCAGACTATTGTTTCTTCTGCAAACGTATATTTCAAAACTAAACACGTTCTTCTTGAGAACTTAACTCCAGCTGCACAACCTTTACAGTCAGTTGGTAATTTCTTGTATCAAGACGTATCTGGTATTGGTACTGTAAGTGCTTCAATCTATAATGTTGAGTACAGACCGATCAACCAGACAGACTTCTATGAGATGTCTCTTGACTCCACATCATTTGATGGTAATTTCCAAGTGCCTGGTAAAACAAAAGCACTAGAGGTCACTAATGAAGATGCGACCAGTCTTGTAGTTGACTCTACGGTTGGATTTGGTCAAAGTGGATCTCTTTTAGTAAGACCCAGAGCTGGTGATAACTTTCTAACTCTATCTTACACTGATAAAACAATAAACCAGTTCTTAGGAATCTCTGGTGTTACCACTTCATTAGTTTTTGGTGCTGATGTTCTTGAAAACAAGCTTGCATACTCTTATGCTGGATTTGGACAGACATCATTGATGGAGTTTAGACTTGTTAATGTTATTGATGAAGCTGATACAAGTCAATCAACCAATATGCAGATTGGTGACAATCTAAAGTTACTTTCTTTCGGTAGAGACTTAGGTGATACTCCACAGTTCAACAACTGGATCTATAACATACCTTCGTCTCACAATATTTCTTCCATCAATCAGGTAAACGTCAATACATACAGACTTAAGTTGTTTGATTCGATTGTTTTCTACATTGATGAGATATTAATTCTTAAAAATGATAATGGCGATCAAATTCAAGTAACAGTCAAAGATATTGAGTATGATGCAACTAACCTTTCTAAGATTTACTCAAATACCATTGTCATACAAACATCTGGAACAGTTCCAGCTAACTTAACAACAATTACAAAGACTGTTACTAAGGCAGAACACAATTCCGACTACTTTGCTGGTGTAGATGAGTTTCCTGTTGGTGTTCAAAACAGTTACTTAGATAAGAACGAAGAATTCTTCTATATCGCTTCTGCTGGTCTACCAAACTATCCAATCTTTGCAACTGACAATAAAGTATTTGTAAAATCCAGCGCAATAGAGGTTACAGACGGTTTTGGGACACCTTTACTCGGTGGTGGGTTTACTTATACCATTCAATCGTATGATCCCTCCTTCACGGTGGGAGCGACCCCTAATCAACTCCTAGCTCACAACTATGTAACTGGTGATAAGATCTATTGGGACAATACAACCAACAGTGGCATCAATACTGGTGTTTATTTTGTAACTAAAATCAACGAGACTGACTTTAATCTATCTTTCAGTGGAGCTGACGTATTTTCTAAAAAATACATCGCTATAAAGACTAACACTGCTGGACAATACATCTACAAGTCAGGTTGGGAGAATAAAACACTCAAGAACCAGAAAATTCTTAGAAAGTATCCTTACTACAAGCAGAAAAATTTATTTGATGACCCAAACAAGAGAGAGGTAAAAAATAGACCAGTTGGTTTGCTGGCTAATGGTGTTGAGGTATTTCCACCCACTGTTTTTGATGAACAGATCTTTCATGGTAACATATCCAAGCTAGAAGTTACAAATCCAGGCCAAGACTATGATGTTATTACAGGTCCTCCACTGATTATTAATGATTCTCAGGGATTTGGTGCTGTTGCTCATGCTAACGTATCTGGATCTTTCAGAGAAGTCAAATTAGTTACTCCTGGCATCGGATATCAAGAGAAACCCAAGATCACTGTTAGTGGTGGTAACGGAAGTGGTGCAGTTCTTGAATCTAACCTTGTCAGAGGTAATCTAGTATCCAACTTCAAGGCTGATGGTACATCAGTTGATACATTTGATGAAAGTGTCACCTTTCCAGAGAGACATAACTTTGAAGAAGGTGAAGCTATAGTATATGACTCTAGAGGCAACCCACCTATCGTTAATATCGTTGATGGATCGACATACTATGCTGGTGTCGTCAATGAGAAGACAATTAAGTTATTCAAAACACCAGAAGATGCAAAAGTAGGCATCAATACAGTAGACATTGGAAATATCAGTTATGGTTTCCATAAGTTTACTTCATTGTTAGCTAAAAATACAATAACCAAGATTTATGTCAAAAACTCTGGTTCTGGGTACTCAAATAAGAAAGTAATTATACAAGGTAGATCAGTAAACGGAGATACACAGTCTGGTATTAGTACATCTGATGATTATGTACTTGCATATAATCATAATTTCAGAAATGGTGAGATTGTTGAATATTCTACTGAAGGAACTGTTGCAAGCGGTCTTTCTACAACAACACAATATGCAGTTAAGGTAATTGACAGCAATAGATTCAGATTATGTGATGTTGGTGTTTCCTCACAAAGAAATCTAACGAATTATAACAAAAATAAAACAGTTGTAATTAGTGGATTTGGATCAGGCAAACATACTATAAAATACCCACCTATAGTAGTAAACGTAGAGAGTTTATCTGGTATCGCTGCTACAACTATTATCAAACCAGAGCTCGAACCCTTAGTGTTTGGTGAAATTGAAAGTGTTTACTTAGAAGAGGGTGGTGTTGGTTACGGTTGCACTAATATCATGGATTTCCACAGGAGACCTGATGTTGGAATCGCTACAGTGGTATCTACAGCACTATTGAAGCCGATTATCATTGACGGATCAATTGTAGACGTTCAGATACTTGCTGCTGGTAAAGGATACCGTCCAGACTCGGATATTATCGTCTATAGTCCCACAGGTAGTTTTGCAGATATCAAACCAATCATTACTAACAATAAAATAACTGGTATTACGATTCTTGATGGTGGTATTGGTTATGATTCAGCGACAACAACTCTGGATCTTCAAAATAGAGGTAAAAATGCTAAATTTATAGCAGATGTTAAAGAGTGGACAATAAACCAAGTTTTAAAGAACGATGCTATCATAAGTGACGAAGATTCGCTACTTACTAAACCAAGTACGAACCCTGCCTTCCAATTACAGACAATCGGTATCTATCCTCCACAAAAACTTAGATTCCAACTTGGAGATAACATTGATTCGGGTAATATTGAGACACCTAACGCCTTCCACTCACCTATACTTGGATTTGCTTATGATGGTAATCCAATTTACGGTCCTTATGGTTATCAGACTCCAACAGGAGGAGCAATACAAAGATTACAGTCAGGATACATTCTTGATACTACTCTAAGGTCGGGTCTGAGACCTCCTGGCTTTGCTTTTGGATATTTCACCAATGATTACATCTTTGACAACTCAGGAGACCTAGATGTGCATGGTGGACGCTATTGTGTGACTCCACAGTATCCAGATGGTGTATATGCTTACTTCTACAGCGTAGATGTTGATTCTAGTGGTATTGCCAAACCAAAATTCCCATATTTGATTGGTGGATCATTTAAAGACACTCCTATCGATGAAAACTTCGTAACTTTCTTCAATCAGGATATTGACATCACTGAAAGAGAACTTACAAGAAACGTAGCTCCATATTATCTCTCATATGGTAATTCTGACTATGATTTGATAGATGATGTCAGAGATGCCTTAAAACAAGAGTTTGAAGTCACTAAAATCAAGAGTTCTGGTATTTCTTCCGTAACTATCTTCTCTAGAGGGGATGGATACAAAGTAGATGATGTATTAGACCTAGACGGCACTGGAACCGATGGAACTGGAGCAAATATTGTCGTTGGATCTGTTTTGGGTAAACCTATCTCCACAGTGCAGATTGGAGTCACTACTTTTACAGAAACTGAGCTAGTAAAGAATAAAAATGAAATTGTAGGTATAACAAGTATTCCACACGAGGTTGCAAACGGTGAAACTCTAATAATCAGTGGTATTAGCACATCTGACTTCACAGAGTTCAATGGAGCTAAGAAAGTTACCGTTAATAACAAAACTTGTGGTCTTTCAGTAGAGTTAGGTAATGTAAGCACAACAGGCCCTAGTACTTCCATCTTTGTTACTGATGTAAGTGGTTTTGCTGTAAATGACACTATTGGAATTGGAACTGAGTCGTTTACCATTACTGCTATCGATTCACAGTTCTCTAGGTTCTTTGTAAACAGAGAAAACTTTGTTGGTGCTGCAATGACTCATGCAGTCGGAACAAACAATATTATTTTGAAACCGAAGAAGTTCTCATTCCCAATAGGATTCTCTACATTGATGAGATACACCTTTGAGAACACTATCACCTATTTCAACCCACAACAGACAGTTGGTGTTGGTTCTACTGGCACACACTATACATTACCTCTTACTGGTCTAAGCACGGTACAAACAGTTGAAAATAGATTCGTTCCTCAACAAAGAATCTATATTAAAGATCATACTTTCTTTACAGGACAAAAGCTAACCTATAATATGGGTATTGGTGGAACTTCTCTTGTATGGGCGAAAGTATCTGCTGGAGCAACATCTGGTGTTGGTACAGAGGTTCTTCCTAATAATGGTGATGTATATGCAGTTAACTTTGAACCAGATTATATTGGATTGTCCACTACTGGTATTCCTACTACAGGTGATGCAGTATGGTTCTACAATGTGGCTTCTAATTCTGGATTTGCACATTCATTTACAACTAACTTCCCTAAAGTAACATCTAAGGTAGAAAGATTCTTTGGTGAAGTGGGAGTAACATCAGCTCATGGATTATTGACTGATGATGTTATCACATTAGACGCTTTACCACAATCTACCGAAACAACTGTAGTTAGATACGATCCAGTGATTGCTAAAGTCACTACAGGTAGAATAGGATTTGCCGTATCTGCTTTCTCAACAGACTTGACTGAAATTACAATACCCGATGATTCTCTACAGAGTGGAGATAAGGTTGTATTCTATAACAATGGTAATACTATTACTGGTTTAGTCAATAATGAGACGTATTTTATTCTTAGAGAAAGTAGTGATGCCATTCAACTTTGTAAGTATAAGGCAGATGTATTTGATTCTAACCCAGTATCAATATCAACTGTTAGTGAAGCATCCTCTAATAATTTAAGTTACATTGCAAAAGTCAATCCACCACTAGAGTTTACGACTGGTAATACAATCACATTTGACGTATCTGATCAAAGTCTTTTAGACATGAGACTTGACTTCTTTGAAGATATTACTTTTAAAGAAAAATTAGATGTTAACGGAACTAATGATACTGGATTTAATATTACAAGAAGCGGCATATCTGGAAATGCAAACGCCACAGTAACTATCAATACAACAAACAATTGGCCTTCAAAGACATTCTATAGTCTAACTCCTATAGTTCCTTCTGACAATAGAAAGTTATATGGCACATCTGACACCGAAGTTGTAGGTAGAAACAATATTACTTTCAAAAATGTTGTTCTAAAGACTGATCATGCAATCATCAATAAAGATGATACTACATTTACTTTCAACTTAAAAGAAAAACCTCCTGAGCCACAGAAACTTATATCGAGAGTTGGTGTAAGTACAATCACATATAGCACTGCATCTAAAAATGCAAGAGGGCCTATCAACTCTACTAAAATCAATTTCCCAGGCAAAGGATATACTATCTTACCTAGAGTCATTGGTTTTGCAAGTACCCAAGGTCAAGATGCCATTGTGAAAGTTTCTTCTCCTGAGATTGGTCAAATAGACATTGTAGAAAGAATCAAAGATGGATTTGACTATCCAACTGACCCTACACTATTGCCATTCTTAAGTGTCCCTGCTATAGTTGATGTAAGTGGTATTGCAAGGATGGATGAGATACGAGTAATAGATGGTGGTATAAGATATAATCAACCTCCTAAACTTGCAGTAAGAGGTAATAGTAATGTGTCAATTGAAGCAACTATATCAGGGGGATCTGTAGATAAGGTTAATATAATTCAAAATGCTTTTGAGTTTAGTGAACCTCTTAGTATTATAACAACTAATAATTCTAATGGATATGACATTGATGCGATTACTCACAGTGGTACAACTGTAACTGCTGAACTTCTTTTGGATGCACAGTTCAATAGACCAGTAACAACTGGATTTGCAAGTACAGAAACTAAGTTACCATTTGCTATTGGTGATCAAGTGTTTGTAGAAAACTGTAGAATAACACCAGCATCTAAACTTAATGGAGAGGCTAACTTTAACTCTGCCGACTATGACTTCTCATTCTTCAATGTAACAGGAGTTAGTACTGAAAATGCCACTGTCACATTCAGTATGGCAAATGCTCCTGGCATCTCTACTGTAACACTGGGTGATTATGATGATGACTTTACTTTAGGTTCTATTGTCAACTACAATGACATGGCTAAGTTCAATATGACAATTATTGATGATGCTAAGTACCTGTCTGGTGAAAAAGTCACATCCACTAAGTTTGAAGGTTTTGTTGCTGAGAATGGTTGGAATGGTAAGATCAGTCAACTTAGATTGAGAGATACCATTGGTACTCTCTTGCCTGGCGATAAGTTGTTTGGTGAGGTGTCACAACTTCTTGGTTCAGTTAGAGATGTTAATAGATTTAGAGTCAGAACTACTCTTGGCGTAACTAGAGATAAAGTTTCTAAGAATGACATGAACGTTGGTATTCTCAACGATTTCAGTCAGAGGTTATCGGATAACTTCTATTTCCAGAAGTTCTCATACTCAATCAAGAGTAAACTACCATATTCAACATGGAAAGAATCAGTTAAATCTATTGTTCACCCATCAGGTTTCTTAGAGTTCTCGGATCTGATTATAGAAAGTGATCCTATTGCCAATGTCGCTACTGTAGGAATTGCTAAGTCTACTAACATGAGAGTCAAGGCAGTAGATACAAGCGTTAAGTTGATTGTCAATATTGATAATGAAATGTATATGGGCAAGAGAGATAACTTTGCAGTTGTTACTGAGGATGATCAATTAGAAAATGGTTCTGTACAAAGAATCTTCTTCCCAGAAGGCAGACCAATTAAGAGTTTCATTATGAACAAGACTAATAAAGTCTTGAATCTTGATGATATATCTTCTGGTTTTAATGGATCACATGACAGAACAGGAACACTAGTTGGTAGTAAACAGTTTGGATTGACTGTAGGCGGATCACCTGTATTCAAGAAATCATATAATGCTGCAGCATCTGCCGATGTAGATATTGCATCCAACCTTATTAGTATTGTGGGTCATAATTTCCAGAGTGGACAATCAATTTTATTAGACACTCAAGGTGGTTCTAAGATTGGTATTGCTACTACTTCTCATACTACAGGATCTAGAGATATTGTCATGGCTGTTAAAACATCTGGTGTCGGTGGTAGTGCAATGTATGAAAATGGATATAACATACAGATTCCAGGCCCTGTTACTGGAATTGCAGTCACAGAGAATCCTCCTGGCCCAGCGTTTAGATTTTATGGATTTGGAATGGCAGAAGGTGGTGTGCCTGGCATCTCTACTAGAGGTAGTGGTGCTACATTCCAAGTTAGGTTTGATTTTGATCAAACCACTGGACAATGTATATCAACAGCAGTAGTTCTAACTAATGGTGGAACTGATTACTTCGTTACCGACAACGTAAGTATCGCTGGTACATATTTGGGTGGTGCAACCCCAGCTAATAATCTTACCTTCCCAGTTACTAAAACAACAGGATCTAGAACTGGTATTACAACAACATACACTAATGTTCCATCAACTGTACCAGAGTTTGGCGGAACAGGTGCAACATTTAATGTTACTAGGGATAGTAATTTGGATGTTACTGAGGTTGAGGTTGTAACTGGAGGAACTGGATATGCTTCTACTAATATTATTTCTATCGCTGGTACATACCTTGGGGGAACAACACCAACCAATAACATCTTACTTTCTCCTGTGGAGTTAGGAACTAATGTTATGCCTGACACTTTATTTGTACAAAAGATAGATGATGTTAAGTTTAGAATTTCTGGTTTATCAACTTCGCTTCCTTTCACCTTTACTGGTCTAGGAACTGGAACACACTTCCTCAAGGTTGCAGAACCAAATAAACAAGCTCTTATCTTAATTGATAATATTATACAAACTCCTATTACGAACAAGAAGTTATCTGTCCAAGTTGCCGATTCTGTCGGACCAACAGATCAGGGAATATCAGTAACGACTGGTATTGCATCTATTTCAAAGGGAGATGTCATCAAGTTAGATGACGAATTCTTGAAGGTAAAACAAGTAGGTGACTCAACATTTGCTCAGGCAAGGACTGCTGTTTCAAACAGTACAGTAGCTACTGGTTTTTATTATGATACCAAAAGAGTGAACTCAAGTGTGACCACAATTGACAACACATTTGCTACTATGGATGATAACCCTCCATATTAACTATAAATAACAAAAAAGACTTCAATAAGTAATGGCTAAACAAGGGATTAGTACTGGTTCGGCTCCCAATGATGGGACGGGCGATACCCTATTGGCAGGGACTATAAAGATCAATAATAACTTCAACGAAATCTACGATATATTCGGAGATGGTGCTAACCTTGTAAGTTTTGTTTCTTTTGCTAGCACTGCTGGTTATTCTACAAATGCTGGTATTGCATCAACATCTGTTGCTGCTGGAATCGCAGCGAGTGTTTCTGATGATATAAACATCAACACGAGTGGTGTTGTAACAACGAGTTATGGTGATATTGGTAAAATTACAATTCAACAGCCTGGTGCGATTGCAGATGGCCCTATTGAAGTTGGAACTGCAACAACCATGTTCCGAATTAAGGCTGACGGTATGGTCGGCATTGGAACATCTTTACCTACATCGCAATTAGAAGTTGCATCATTCTCTGCTGAAAGACCAACTATTTGGGCAGTTGCAAAAGGACTTGGACATGGATTGCGAGTATCAGATGCTGCAGTAAGCGATAACAAATCTTTTGTAGTTACGAACGAGGCATATACTGGTATAGGTTCTACTGCTCCAACATGTAGATTAGATGTACAAGGTGATGTTCTAGTCAGTGGTGCAAGTACCCTGATGGATCAAGTCAACTTTAATTCCGATATTACGGAAAGAGTTGTAGGGAACTTTAGTGATACACTGACTGTAAGTGCAGGCGGCACAATAACTATGGATGTATCTCAGGGTTCTGTGATATTAGGTGGTATAACGACTTCGATTACGACATGGGCTTTCACTAATGTTAGTGGTCAGAATAGTAAAGCAACTACAGTTACACTTATAAACAATGCTGGAGTTGGATATACTTATGGTGATGCAACTACAGTAAACGGCACTCAAATTGCAAACGGTGTTAAATGGGTTGGTGGTAATCCTCCGCCTGCTACGAGTAATGATGATATACTAACGTTTAGCATAATTCGTGATAGCACTGGAGTTACCAGAGTTTATTGCAGTAGTTCTATCAACATCATATAGAGGAATAAATGTCAACAAGAGTTACGCCAGGATCAGGAGCTCTACTCAGACCGTCATTTAACTCAGTATATGGTGTTTACCAAATTGAAGTTTTAGACGGAGGTACAGGGTATGCTGCAACCGATCCTCCAAAGATTACTATTGAGGGAACAACCACACCAGCAACAGAAGGTGTATTTTTCCCTGTCATTAGTGGTGTTGGTACAATATCTGAAATTATCATATTTAACACTGGTGTAGGATACTATCCTGTATTCAGTACGACTACCAATTCACAGGTGGTTGTGGAGAGAGGTGCCTTTGGAACTCTATCTACAAGTCATGGTGTTGGACTTAGTTCAGTGTTTACTGGTGATTATAATATTATAGATGATAATATATTCTTTACAGATGCACCATATGGACAAGCAGGTCCTATAGGTCTTAAGACTAGTTCTTCTTTCTCTGGCAGATTGTTCTCTAGGAAGTTAGATCCATTTGATACAGCAGATAAAAACGTTATTCTTGATGATATAGCATTAGAATTTACAGGAGTTGCAGGCACACAATTTACTGTGAGTGAGAACTTAGGTGTAGTCACTTCTCTCTACAACAATGTCAATACAGGAGTAGATATAAGTAACAATCCGTTTATTCTAATTAACAATGTTGTTCAGACACCTGGCCTAGATTTTGAAGTCGTAGATTCATCAGAAAACAAACTTAATTTTCTAAGTGGAGTTCCTAGAGCTGGAAGAATTAACAAAGTAGGATTACAGTCAGGTTCTGGATACTACTTACCAATCAAAGCTGCTGCAAGAGTCGGTGTTGGAACAACTGGTAGTCTTGAATTTATACAGATAGAAGGAAAGGGACAAGGATATAGGGCAATACCAGAAATAACAGTCAGATCATCTCAAGGTTATGGTGCAAGTCTCAGCGCTACTCTTGGAACATCATCAGGAAGTGCAGTTGCTATATCTACCGCAGACTATAATCATATCGCTGGTATATGTACATTCACCACTAGTAGTCCTCATGGATTTGTAGAAAATGACAGAGTAAGAATTACTGGTGCTGGATTTACATTTACTCCAGTATCTGCTCTAAGAAATATTAATACCTTTGGTTATAATTACATAACTGGTATTACAACCATTGGTGTAACAGGTGGTCATTATCTAGGAACTGCAACTAACCAAAGTAGAAGTTTATTAATAAAACAGGTTCAGGTAACAGAGGGAATATCTACATTTACTTTCAGGGAAGACGCATATCCTGTTGTAGAAATTATTGATAACTTAAACGTATTAGTTGATTGTGGTGTCAGTACGCAACCATTAGCCTATGTTAGCGGGGGATTGGTGCAAGCAGGCGTTGATACTGCAATCATGGAAGGTAGAAATGTAATTGGTTTTGATGTTTTAAGTGGACACACTGCGAATACATTCAGAGCTTTCGTTGGTATCTCTACATTTGAACATAATTATGTAAGTGGTGGTGTTGTAAACAGAGCAGAAGCGGGTATAATTACAAGTTTTAGTATTGTGGAAGGTGGAACTGGATTCTATAAACCCAAAACAATTCAATATCTGGAACAAACACCAATTAACGGTATTACAACAGTTACTGCTCATGGTGCTCAGGACGGAACAAGTATTAATATATCTCAAATAGATTTTGAGTCATTCTCTGGTGTTGCAACAATTACTGCAGCATCTGCTCATGGACTAACGACTTCAAACGTTGTCAAGTTGTCTAATATTGTATTTGATACCAGTATTGGAAGTAAGACTTTCCCATCAGATTCACAAAAATATTTTGGTGTCACAGGTATTGTAAGTGCAACAAACTTTACAGTGAACATTGGTATGGCAGTAACAACCACTGGTGTTCACACTGCGACAGCTGGTGTTGGTTCATTCATACCATTTGAAGGACATGAATTAGAAACTGATGACTTTGTAAACGTAACTGGTGTAGCAGTCACATTTACCAGTGCTCCAGCTGTTCAAGTTGGTCATGTTGAGTATGATGAGACATCTGGTATTGCAACTGTCACAACTAGAAAGAATCATAATCTTACAGAAGATGATTGTGTAATACTATCTGGTATTGCCTTTACATGCGATTATGACCCTGCATTAGGTGTTTCCAGTGCGTTGTATGATAATGTAACTGGAGTTCTAACTGTAACGACTGCAGCACCTCATGGATACAAGGTAGGTAAAGATGTTATCTTAACTGGTCTTGCATTTACATGTGCTTTAGATAATGGTGCAAAAGATCATTATTATCCAAGAAGTAGATCAACTGCATACGATACTTCTATCCCAATTACAGGATATGCTGGCACTGGGCTTTCAATGGATGTGGGTATATCTCGTGTCAAGAATCAATACATTCACAGATTTGAAGAGGCAGTTGCTGGGGCAATCATATATGGTGGTGATTATCCTCATCAATTCCTCCGTTCAGTAGATGAGCCATTACTAACTGGAGGACCTTATCTACATGGGTTCTACAGTGCAACTGCAACATCTACCTTTGCTGGTGGCGACTATGCACACACATATGTAAGTTCTGATGAAAAAACAATAAAAATTGGTGGCGATTATGCACATCAATTTGTAAGTGCAGATACTAATGCTGTTCAAATAGTTGGTGGATCACAAATCACACCTACAGATGCTGATTATACTCCTAGTACTGGTTCATTATTATTGACTCTTAATGGACATGGTTTGACAGGACCTAGTCAACATTCACTTACAACTGCTAACTATAATCCAATTGTAGGTATCTTAACTATAACAGTTCCTAGTCATGGATTCTCAAATGGAGACATGGTTAGAATTGCAGATAATTCTATCGGTTGGAAGTGTTCATTAGATCAATTTACATCAACAAAATACTATCCAAGATCTACAGACCCTCTAAGTAACAATTGGGTTCCAATATCAAACAAGACAACTGACACTTTTGAGGTCTTTGCTGGTATTACTACTAGAGTAGATTACACTGTGTCTGGAGCGGATTATACACCGTCTGTAGGTATCATGACAATGAGTATTGGAGTTCATGACTTAGAGGCTGGACAAAGTATTAAGTTTAGAGATAGTTCACTTGGATTTACATGTACTGCTGACCAAAACACTGTAACTAAGTACTATCCTAGATCAAAAGATCCTACTTACAACACCGCTGTACCTATTGTTAGTGTTGCTGGAACAACCATCACAGTCAATGCTGGTATCACAACCATAGTTCCATATAACATAAGGTTTGCAGATTATACACCAGCGTTGGGTATCATGACTGTTTCTCTTGACAGACTACATGGTTTCCAAGCTGGAGAAACTATCAAGTTCAAAGCTGGAGCTCTTGGATTTAGATGTGAACAAGACGGTTTCCAATCTAGTCACTTCTATCCAAGACCACAAGACCCTTACTACGATAAACCAGTAAGTATTGTTAGTTGTGCTGGTACAATATTCACTGTTGATGTTGGAGCTACTGGTGGAGCAAACATCTATACATTCATACCTAATCAGGGTGTGGCGGTTGGTGGTGTTCTTGCTGGTGGTGATTATCCATATACTTTAGTTGGTGTTGGAACTGATGCGGTCATTACTGGTGGTGGAGACTATGGCCCATACTGGTATCAGTCATCAGTTGCAAATGCTATAGAAAGACCAACTCAATTGGTTCAAATTGCAGAAGGTTCTTTGAACTTCAAGTGTGCTAAAGATAACTATGCAACTGTTCATGCGTATCCTCGTAAGACAGACCCAGCGTATAATACAAATCTAGGAATCGTTTCTGCAACTACAGATACCTTTGAGGTAAGAGTTGGGCCTTCTACAATACAGGAACGTTCTATATCAACATCCACATACAATGCTGGTACAGGTGAACTTGTACTTAACGTGGGTGCTGGACACTCTTATTACGATCACTCAGCTCATACAATTTCGACGGCGACGTATAATGCTAGTACTGGTGTACTAGAACCAACCATTGCAAATCATGGTTTCGTTGCTGGTGAGTATGTCAAGTTTGACTTAGAATCAATTTCATTCAAATGTGATCTAGATGGATATACTGCAACTAAGGCATACCCAAGATATTCTGATCCATTCTTGAATGAGTGGCTACCAATCTATCATGTCGGTGTAAATACATTCTCTGTAAATGTTGGTGTATCTACCATTGTAAATGCACACTGGTTCCAGAGTGCAACTACTGGTGGTCTTAAGAAAGCTAGAGACACTGTTGGTATCAATACTGCATCTATAAGATTCACATGTGCTAGAGATAATTTTGCAACAGAACACGCATATCCTCGTCCTGATGATCCTATCGGTGGTAATGTATCAGTCGGTATTGGTTCTACATCTGCTGACACTATAACAATCAATGTTGGCGTGTCAACAATAGTTAACTACGGTATTACTACTGCAGCCTATACTGCAACTACAGGTATCATGACCGTGTTCTCCAATGTACACGGATTTAATGGTGCGTTACCTAAGAGTGTCACTTTTGCAACTTATGATGCTGGATCTGGTATTATGACATGTACAGTTGCTGGACATGGAATGGTGACTGGTAATAGAGTTCAGTTTGAAAGAAATTCCATAAGATTTAGATGCTTTATGGATAAACGGAAGACTATTAAGAGTTATCCAAGAGCTAAAGATCCAGCAGATCAAAAGTGGTTATCAGTAACCACCGTAGACTTAGATAAGTTCTCTGTAAACGTTGGAACTTCACCTCTAGTTTACCACAGTCCCACAAGTGGATCTTTTGATCCGTTTACTGGTTTGATGACTGTGGACATTGGATCTCATACACTTAAGAAAGGAACTTCTGTAAAACTTAAGACTAGGGGATTCAAATTTACCTGTGCTTTAGATAATCATGCGACAAATCACTTCTACCCAAGGGCAAGCGGTATATCTGGCCCAGACCCTGCTTACAATACTGCTGTTAAAATTACTTCTACAACAGATACTACAATTACTCTGGATGTAGGAAAATCATCTAATCAATCAGAACATATTTTTGTTTCTGCAGCTGCTGACTCTGTTATCAGCGGTGGTAATTATATTCACACATTTGAGAACGCAGATCTTAATGGAATGTTAATTGCTAGAGACACTATTGGTCTTGCAACAGATTCATATACATGGAGATGTTCTCAGGACAACTATGCCACTGATCACACATATCCAAGAACAACTGATCCTATACACAATGTGGAAGTTGGTGTTGTTACTTCTACGACAGATACATTCACAATTAACGTAGGTATCACATCTAGAGTCAAGTTCAATGTAACTAATGCAACTTATGACGCAAACAGTGGATTAGCAACAATAACCACTGATACCTCACATGGATTATCAACTACGACTAGTGTTGGTTTAGCAACAGGCGGATTGGTTTATGCTTGTTCTATGGATCAATATGCAACAGAACATCCATATCCTCGTACGACTGACCCTGCACATAACGCTGCATTATATCCAACTGCCGTAACATCTAACAATGTGACTTTGAATGTTGGTGTTTCTACAAGAGTAGAATACAATATCAATCATGCGGATTATAATGAATCTATTGGTATTATGACTGCCTTCTTACCAGCAGTTCATGGAATCACAACCGCAGCTGGTGTTGGTAGAAATATTAAATTAAAAACTGAGTCTATCTTATTCTCATGTTCTCAGGATAACTATGCTACAAAACAATTCTATCCAAAAGGAGGAGATCCTTATTACAATGGATCATTAATTACTAGAGTTATTAGTAATACACAGATTGAAACACAGGTAGGCCCATCTACCACACCTAGTTTTTATAACTCAGGTGGTAAGATTCAAGGTGTCATACTTGCACCTAGACTTAGAAATAACTCTCCTAGTGGTGAAGACTTTGC